GACGGCCATCGACCTGCTGCTGAATGACTATTTCGAAGTGAATCGGGTGTTGGTCATTGCTCCGCTTCGGGTGGCGGAAAACACCTGGCCGCGGGAAGTCGAGAAGTGGGATCACCTCCGGCATCTGCGGATTGCGAAGGTGCTGGGTACAGCTGAGCAGCGCCGGCGGGCGCTGAAAACAGACGCGGACATCTGGATTATCAACCGGGAGAACACGGAATGGCTGGTGGCCGAATACGGCAGCCGGTGGCCGTTCGATATGGTAGTGATTGACGAGTCCAGCAGCTTCAAAAATCACCAGTCGAAGCGGTTCCGGGCTCTCCGGCGAGTGCGGCCATTCATTCGCCGGCTGGTGGAGCTGACCGGCACGCCGGCGCCGAACGGCCTCATGGACCTGTGGGCGCAGATCTATCTTCTTGACCAAGGCGAACGTCTGGGACGGACGGTCACGGGATTCCGCGAGCGGTTTTTCATTCCGATCGTCAAGGGCGCCTACACCGAGTGGAAGGCGAAGAAAGAGGCGGAGCAGCGGATTTACGAGGCGATAGGCGACATTGTGGTCAGCATGAAGGCCGAGGACTGGTTAGAGCTGCCGCCGCTGGTCGAGCGGAGCGTGCCGATCCGGCTGTCGGACGGAGCCAGGGCGATGTATCGAAAGCTGGAACGTGATCTGCTTCTTCCGTTTGCCGACGCTGACGTCGTGGCCAGCACGGCGGCGGTTCTCAGCAACAAGCTGCTGCAGATGGCTTCCGGCGCCGTGTACGACGAGGAGCGCGGGGTGAAACACATCCATGACGCGAAACTGGACGCGCTGGAGGACATTATCGAGTCGGCGAACGGAAAGCCGGTCATGGTGTTCTACTACTACCAGCACAGCCTGGACCGGATTCGCCGGCGGTTCCCGCAGGCCCGAGTGCTGCGAAAGGGGAAGGACGGCGAAGAGGACATCTGGGCCTGGAACAACGATGAGATTCCGTTATTGGTGCTTCATCCGAAATCGGCCGGGCACGGGCTGAACCTGCAGGAGTCGAGCTGCCAGACCGTGGTGTGGTTCGACCAGATCTGGAGCCTCGAGGATTACCTGCAGGCGAACGCCCGGGTGCACCGGCAGGGGCAAACCAAACGGATCGTGGTGCTGCGGTTGGTGGCCGAGGACACGATGGATGAGGACGCGGTGGAAGCGATCGAGAGGAAAGCGGCAGGTCAGGAAGCCTTGATGCAGGCTGTGAAGGCGAGGATTGAGCGGATACGGGAGGCGATTGTGGTATGAGCCGCGAAGAAAAACGAGCCTTTTACCAGCGAGTCAGAAAGCTGGGTTACGGGAATTTTGGCAGGCCATGGATGAGCTGCACACTCGCGCATACCGGCTGGCCGCAAAGCATTACCAGGAAGCGATGGATATCGTCCTGCAGCCGCGGCAAAAGGCCGCCGTAGTGGCGAAGGCGGAGGAGATCCGGGAGCTGTGGGACGGGGTTTTTGAGGTGAGCACGGATGTGACCGAGGAGCACCTGGTGGATGAGTCGGCCGCTTTCGGGATCGATTGCCGGAACGGGAGGTGTGAGTTTTGAAACGATGCAAATGCGGCCGGCTGCTTTGTGATCTGTGCGAACGGCGCCGGGCGAAATTCGTCATGAAAAACCGGCATAACGGCAACAAGCTGAACGTCTGCGAAACGTGTTACCGGCAGATTTGGGGGAAGGAGGCGAGAGGATGATCCAAATCAAATTGCGCCGTGGCACATTCCAGCATGTCGAATCCGAGTTGTACGCCTATCACGACACCAGGAAGGAAATCGTCCGGTTGAAAAACGAGATTCTGCACGCCTCGGCGCCGCCCGACGAGAATGCTGGCGGCAGCCGCGGGAACATGCCGGGCGATCCGACCGGGCGGACTGCGGTGCTGATGGTGACGCATCGCCGGATCGAGCAGTTGGAGAGGATCGTCGAGGCGATTGAGAGCGTCGTCGAACGGCTGCCGGAAGAGAAAAAGCAGCTGGTGCAGCTGCGGTACTGGGACAAGCCGAGGACATTGACGTGGGATGGGATTGCGTTGCGGTTGGGGATAAGCACCAGGCAGGCAATGCGTTGGCGGGATGAAATTGTTTATGCCATCGCCGAAAAACTTGGATGGCGCTGAAAATGACACTTTCATGTCAGTTTTGGCTTCAAAATCTGTGCTATTATGCTAGTGTCGGAAAACTCCGTGATGGTAATGGCCAATGGCTGTTAGGCGTCACGGGGTTTTTCTTTTGTCTCAGGGAACTGATACCATGACACCGCTGCAAAAACTGGCCAAGATGAAACGCATAGAGCAACCCACCCCGAAGCCGCCGGCGAAGTGCGTCGGCTGCATCTGGGGTACCTGGTGCGGAACGAAGCAGTTCTGTTCCCGCCAGGTATGTGTCCGCGAATAATCCCCATTTCCGTCGGCCGCCTCGCCGGGGTATGAGCCAGCCCTCTCCTCACCGGGACCGGAACGGTGCGGGGCGGCTGTCCGGTCCAACGAAAAAAGCCCGCAGGTGCTTCCTGCGAGCTTCTCGACCGGTGCTTCCGGATTTGTACACGATTCTATCACAATTTACAGGATGTGGCAATGCCCTACCGGCGGGTCCTTCTGGAAAAGAGAACCTGTTGCGGGTGCTCGCGAGCCCGAAATGGGCCTAGGCATAAATTTTTCTTATCTTGGTTTTCTTTCCGATAAGGTGATGTTATGACCAGAAAGAAAAGAGCTGACGACATCGGCGAAATCATCGTCAACACCGATGCAATGGCGAAGTTGCTCGGCTTCACGCGTCAGCGCATAAACCAGCTTGCGCAAGAGGGGATATTGGAAAAACAAGCAGCCGGCCGCTGGCCACTCATGAAAAACGTGCAGCGATACATCGAGTATTTGCGCACCGGCGTAAAAGACCGCGACGCGGACGAGGAAGCGCAGGCGATGTACTGGGAAGAGAAGGCGCTGCACGAAAAGGCCAAGCGCGAGATGGCCGAGATTAAACTGGCTAAGCTGAAAAACCAGATGCACGATGCCGCCGATGTGGAATTCGTGCTCACGAACATGCTCGTCACCTTTCGGAATCGCATATTGTCCATTCCCGATAAAGTGGCCCCGAAAGTGCTCGGGGTCAAAAATTTGTCCGAGATCAGCGAAGTGATCAATGCCGAATTACTCGAGGCACTGACGGAACTGAGCGAATACGACCCGGCACTGTTCGCAGGAGGGGGTGACGATGCAGAAGACGATCAACCTGTTCCGGAAGATTCTGAAAGCAGTGGCGCCGCCGCCGAAGCTGACGGTGAGTGAGTGGGCCGACCGGTATAGGAAACTCTCGAAAGAGACATCGGCCGAGCCTGGTCAATGGCGCACCGACCGCGCCCCATACCAGCGCGAGATCATGGACAGCGTTACGGATCCGCGCATTGAAAAAATCGTCGTCATGGCTGGCGCGCAAGTCGGTAAATCCGAGATCATCAACAACACCATCGGCTATTACATTGACGTCGACCCGGGGCCCTTGCTCCTGATCCTACCCACGATCGAAATCGCTGAGGACTATTCCAAGCGACGGATCGCTCCAATGATCCGGGATACCGAAGTGTTGGCGCAAAAGGTAGCTGATTCGAAGACCCGGGACACCAACAATACGATCCTGATGAAAGTGTTCCCTGGCGGTTTCTTGGCGATGGGCGGCGCGAACAGTCCGGCGGGCCTGGCCAGCCGGCCGATCCGTGTGCTGCTTTGCGACGAAGTGGACCGGTATCCGGCAAGCGCCGGCAGTGAGGGCGACCCGATCGCGCTGGCTGAAAAGCGAACCATTACGTTCTGGAACAGGAAGAAGATTTTCGTTTCGACACCAACAGTGAGAGGCGCTTCCCGGATCGAGCAGGAGTACGAAATGGGGACGCAGGAAAAATGGTGCATCCAGTGCCCAAACTGCAGAGAATTTCACCCCATCGTCCTCCGCGACATTCGATTCGATCATGAGATACACGAAGCGGGTAACAGAAAAATATACCAGGTTCACGACATCTGGTGGCGCTGCCCGTCTTGCTTCCACGAAGCGGACGAGTACACGATGAAGCGGCAGCCGGCCAAGTGGATCGCTGACAACCCGGTTGCGATCGAGAACGGCGTGCGCAGCTTCTGGCTCAACGCTTTTGTTTCGCCGTGGTTTTCATGGCGGGAGATCGTTCAGCAGTTCCTGGAATCGAAAGACGATCCGGAGCAATTCAAGGTTTTTACGAACACCGTGCTCGGCGAGACGTGGGAAGACCGCGGCGAGCAGATGGAAGAAGACGTCCTTCTCAAGCGGCGCGAACCTTATCCGGCCGACCTGCCGGATGGCGTCCTGCTTCTCACGGCCGGCGTCGACACCCAGGACGACCGGTTGGAATATGAGATCGTCGGATGGGGGCATGGGCATGAGAGCTGGGGCATCGAATACGGCGTTATCGTCGGAAGACCCGACGATCCGCAAACCCTGCAGCAGCTGGACGACGTGCTGAACCGCGTCTACCGGTTTGCGGACGGGAAGGGTCTGAAAGTGGCCTGCACCTGCATCGACTCCGGCGGCCACTACACGTCAGAAATTTACAAATACGCCAAGCGTAACGAGCATCGACGGGTGCTCGCCGTTAAGGGTCAAGGCGGACCCGGGATCCCGCTGATTCACAGGCTCACGCGCAAGAACAAGGAAAACGCGCTCGTGGTGATTCTGGGTGTCGATGACGGGAAAAGCCGGATTTATTCCGCCCTGCGAGTGCAGGAACCCGGCCCGAAATATTGCCACTTTCCAAACGATGAAAGCCGCGGGTACGACCGCTATTACTTCCAAGGCCTCCTGTCGGAGAAACTGGTGGCGCGTAAGAAGAACGGCGTAACGCGGTACGTCTGGGAAAAAATTTCGACCAGCGTGCGCAACGAGGCGCTGGACGCCCGGAACTATGCGCTCGCGGCAAAGGAGATTCTGAACCCGAATTACGACGCGCTTGAGCAGCGGCTCAAGGGGGCGGAAGAGGCAAGCAAACCGACCGCACCGAAGTCAAAGGCGGCGGCAATCAAGCGCCTCGTCAAAAAATCGAATGTCTGGTAGGTGTTGGCCGTGAGACGTGAGGATATTATCGCTCGGCTGGAGAGGGTGAAGCAGCGCCTCGAAATGTACTATCAGGCCGAAGCCGCGATCCTGAACGGCGCCCAGGAATATCGAATCGGCAGTCGGTCGCTTAAACGTGGCGACCTGCAAAACATTCAGGAGGAAATAGCCGCGCTTGAAAAGCAGCGGGATCAGCTGGAGACGGCGCTGGCCACCTGCACAAATCCGAACCGAAGGAAAGCGTTCCGGGTTCTGTACCGGGACCTCTGAAAGGGGTGATGGGGCTTGTGAATTTTCTGGACAAAGCAATAGCTTGGGTGTCTCCCGAGAAAGCCTTGCGGCGTGAATATGCTCGCGCGAGGCTTTCGTTTTTGCAGCGGTTCACGAACAGCGGGTATTCGCACAGCGGAGCCAGCCGCCGGAAGAAATCCATGCAGGGATGGGACAGCTCGAGCCGTAGCCCGCAAGAGGACATCGGCAGCAACCTGCGTTTACTCCGGGAACGGTCCAGGGACCTGTACATGTCCGGCGGTATTGCAACCGGGGCGATCAAGAAAAACCAGTCCAACATCATCGGTTCCGGGCTCACGCTGAAATGCCAGCTCAATTACCGGATGCTCGGCCTCACACCGGAGCAGGCGAAGGAGTGGGAGGAGCGCACCGAATTCGAATTCAACCTGTGGGCGCTCTCCAAGATCGACAACACGGGGCTGCTGGACTTTTATGACACCCAGCGGGTCATGCTGACCGGCTGGCTTCTGAACGGCGACTCGCTCGCCGTGGTGAAGTACGCGGACGCTCCGGAACGTCTCAATCCGTACCGGCTTCGGCTCCATTTGATCGAGGCCGACAGGCTATGCAACCCGGAACCCGCTTCCGGTTACTCACCACTCCTGAGCCTCGACGGTTACGACTTCACCAGCTATCAGGAGCTGCCTAACGGCGGCGCCATCCGGAACGGCGTGGAGACGGACGCCAGCGGGAAAGTCGTGGCGTATTGGATCTGTAACAGGCATCCGAACAGCCTGCTCCCGACAAGTCGGCCGATTGAGTGGGTCCGGGTAGAGGCGAATAACAGGGTAACCGGACTGCCGAACGTCCTTTTTGTCATGGATCCGGAGCGCGCGGAGCAATACCGCGGCGTGCCGTATCTCGCCCCGGTGATCGAGCAGATCAAGCAGCTCAACCGGTACACGGAAGCGGAGATCGCGGCGGCGATTGTTAACAGCTTTTTTACGGCATTCATCACGACGAGCGGCCAGACCAACGACATCCCGTTCACCGATTCCATCCCGGAGGATCAGCAAGTGAACCTGCCGGTCGAGGAGCGTCTGGCCAGCTACGAAATGGGGCCTGGCACGATTAACGTCCTCGGTCAAGGCGAAGACGTAAAGTTCGGCGACCCGAAGCATCCGACGGCGGGGTTCGAAACCTTTACAAAGACGATGGCCCAGCTGGCCGGCGCATCGCTGGACATGCCTTACGAGGTGTTGCTGGGAGTGTTCAACTCCAGTTACAGCGCCAGCCGCGCAGCTCTGCTTCAGGCATGGCGGGCGTTTCGGGATCGTCGCGACTGGTTCGCCTATGGATTCTGTCAGCCGGTTTACGAGATGTGGCTGTTTGAGGCCGTGGCCACGGGGCGGATTCAGGCGCCCGGTTTTTTGAACGATCCCGTGCGACGGAAACTGTGGAGTTCCGCGATTTGGATCGGGCCGAGCCCCGGTCAAATCGATCCGATCAAGGAGGTCCAGGCGGCCGCGCTGCGGATCAAGTACAAGTTCTCCACCCACGAGCGCGAAACGATGGAGTTGACCGGAATGGACTACGACAACAACGTGGACGTACTGCGTCGTGAGTACGAGGCGGCACGAGATTTGCCTGGCGGAGGAGAGCCGAACCTTGGCGAAGGAGGTGAGAACCGAAATGCCGACCAGGATTGATATCAGGGGCTACATCGTTTCGAATGACGACCAGTGGATTTATGATTGGCTCGAGCTCGAATCCACATCGCCGGCCCAAGTGATGCGCGCATTGGAGGAAGCCGGCGGCGATGATTTGGAGATTTACATCAACTCCCCGGGCGGGGATGTCTATTCGGGGTCCGAGATTTACACGGCCCTGAAAGAATACCGGGGAAACGTGACCGTTAAAATCGTTGGCATCGCTGCCTCCGCTGCGTCCGTTATCGCCATGGCCGGAAAAAAGGTCATGATCAGCCCAACCGCCCAGATCATGATCCATAACGTATCGTCGGTCAGCATTGGCGACTATCGCGCCCATGCGCACGAGTCGGATGTGCTCAAGAACTGGAACAAATCCATCGCCAACGCCTACCGGCTCAAAAGCGGCTTGAGCGAAGCTGAGCTGCTTAAGCTGATGAATCAGGAGACGTGGCTCAACGCTCAAGAGGCGTTGGAGAAAGGGTTTGTCGATGAAATCATGTTCGACGAGGGCGAAACGCTTAAACTTGCTGCATCATCCGTTCAGGTGTTGCCGCGGCAAGTCATCGACAAGATCCGAAACGAATTGCTGAAGAAGAAAGGAGAAGTGAACCACGTGAACGGGAATCAACTGAACCAAACGCCGGCCGCGCAAACGCCCGCGGCACAGACTGTACAAAACGTTGTTTCGGCTCCGCAAGCGGTAGCCGGTGCGTCGCAGCCGGCCGCCGGGACGCCGGCCGTTGATCCGGTCGCCCAGGAACGCGAACGGCTGCGGGCGATCGACGAGATTGCCGCAAACATCGATCCGGAGCTGGTCAAAGAAGCGAAGTACGGCCCCAATCCGATGACGGCCGAACAACTCGCCTTCCGCGCGATGAAGGAGGGCAAAATCATCAATTCCGGCCTGTTTGATCAAGCGGTGGCCGCAAACAAAGCCGCCGGGACCGATGGAGTGCAAGCCGGAGCTCTGCCGCAAAACTCCGAAAAGGAGTACGACCTCAACAACCTCAAAGACGTGAACGCCATCTTCGCCGCATTCGCGGCTACTTCGCAGGCCCACCGGCCGCAGAACATCAGAAGGGGGTAATTGCCCATGGCGAACATTTCGACGGAATTTGGTAATGTGGAAAACCGTACGCTTTTCGCCGGTACGGAAATCGCCGCGTTGACATCCTCGGTGACGCTCGCCGGCGGCCAGGGCGTGCTCAAAAAGGGTGCCGTCCTCGGGAAGAACGCTGACGGGAAATACAAGCTCGTCGACAAGAACGCGTCGGACGGCAGCCAGGTCGCCTCTGTGGTGCTGGCTGAGGACGTAGACACCTCGTCCGGGGATCAACCGGCCGTCGTGTATACCCAGGGCATTTTCAACTATGATGTCCTGTACGTGGCCGCCGGTGACACGGTTGAGGCTCACAAAGAAGAGCTGCGCGCCGGCAATATCTACTACAAGACCGATTTCTGATAAGGGGTGGGACTGAATGAAAATCAGACAAAGTGTTGTCGCGAATCACATCCGCAATCGTTTTACTCGTCCCATGAACGCGGCATCCGTGCAAGGCGGCGACGTCAACATCTACACGCCGCAGTCCACGGCACGGCCGGTTGTCAAACGGATGCCGGTCACCACGTTCCTGCGGGACACGTTTTTTCCGGGATTTCAAACGTTCCCGACGAAACATGTGCTGATGGACTTCTACAAAAACCGTCAGAAAGTTGCGCCGTTTGTTGCGGAAGGAAGCCGGCCGGTGAACGTCCGCCGCGAAGGGTATCAAACCAAAATCTACGAGGCGCCGTTCATCAATCTCTCCAGGCCGTTTGACGTAAGCCACCTGCAAACTCGTCTGCCCGGTGAGAGCGTGTTTGACAGCGGGATCACCCCGGCAGATCGGGCGCTCGCGATCATGCAAAACGACTACAACGAGCTCGATGACATGGTTGTCCGCCGTGAGGAGCTCATGATCGCCGAATTGCTGCAGTCCGGCGTCGTAACGGTGACCGGGTATGTGGACGATTCGGCCACGCAGGTGAGGACGGACACGATTGACTTCGGATTCGAAAACGAGATCGACCTGACCGGATCGCAGCAATGGAATCAATCCGGTGCCGATCCTTACGCCGACTTGGAGGCGGCCGCCAACCTGGTGCGCCAGGGTGGGTACAACCCGGAAGTGGTTGTTCTCGGCGAAGAAGCGGCGCGCCGGCTTCTGCAAAACGAAAAGATCCTGAAGCTGCTCGATGTTCGAAACGCGTTCTTCGGCGAAATCAATCCGCAGCTGAATCTGCAGAACGGCAACGGGTACGCTTACCTCGGCCGGCTGGCTGGCCTCGGTCTCGATCTGTATCAGTACCTTGCATGGTACTACGATGAGACGACGGACACCCTCAAACCGTACATCGAGCCGAACAAGGTGATCATCGGCGCCCGGGATCTTGGTGAAATGCTGTATGGCGCGATCACGATGATTCCGGAGGACAGCATCAACTTCGTCACGATCGAGGCACCGCGGGCGGCAAAAGTGACGGTCAACCGCGAGACTGACACCAAATCGTTGATCCTGAAGTCCCGGCCGGTTCCGAAGCCGTTCGACCTGGCATCCTGGGCCGTGATCAATACAATCGAGGAATGAGGTGACCGGGCATGAAATACCGGGTTTTGCGCGGTTTTGTCCGGCATAACGGAGCCCTTTTCCGGAAGGGCTCCGTTTTTGATGCCGACGAGGCGGATGTGCGCGCGCTCATCCGCAAGGGGGTTGTTGCCCCGGCTGAGATTAAGGCCGCCAAGTCGGATCGTATGGATCCCGAGGACCCGACTGATACGGACGGAGGACATCCCGGCACGAACGAGGAACGTTTGCCGGCGTTTGACGCTGACGAACTGATCGTTGAGGCAGACGATGATTCGCCGAGGAGGCGGACAAAACGACGAATCGCCGAACTTGAAAAATCCTAAGCGATTGGGAATTTGGATGGCGAGGACGATGGAGAACTTTAAGGATCGTGTTGCGGCTGATCTGTCCGTGTTCCTTAACCTGGACGAATTCGCCGAGTACCATGACATTGATGGAGAGACTGTCAAAATTGTACTCGACTCTGATCTGATTCACAGCCGACCGCATTTGTATCGATCGCAGTTTGACGCGGAAGGCACGTATCAGAACAGGGTCGTTTTCTTTGTACGCGAGGCGGATCTCGGATATCGCCCGGTGGAGGGGCAGGTGCTGGAGCTGGACGGGCTGCAGTATCTGGTTGCTCAGGTCGGCGAGGATATGGGGTTATTGACCGTCACATTGGAGGGCAACCAGGCATGAAACTCATCACGAATGCAAAGGAACTGCGGCAGACCGAGGTCGGAATCAAATTCGCTCAGGAACGTCTCCCGAAGGCGTTCGATTCCGCGCTTCGGCGTGTCATGCAGGGCGTAAAGACGGAAGCGGCTCGTGCTGTTCGTCAGCGGTATTATGTTCGGCATGGGGACGTGCTGCAAACCATCAAGGTCACGAAAGCGGACGGACCGGGGCTGACCTATCTGCTCCGGTCCCGAGGCCCGAGCATACCGCTGATCCGGTTTCGCACGACGCCATCGAAACCGCAGCCGAAAAAAGCGCGCGTTCTGCGCGCAGCGGTCAAAAAAGAAGGCGGAAAGAAGCCGATTCCCGGGGCATTTGTGGCGCAAATGGACAGCGGACACATCGGTGTATTCCGCCGTGTCGGCCGAAAACGGCTGCCCATCGAACAGCTTTACGGTCCGGCGATACCGGTCATGCTGAGCGAGCCTGGCATCGCAGAACATCTTCAGGAAGAAGCCCACAGGCGGATGGTCGCGCGGCTTGACCACGAGGTGAACCGCGTGCTCGGGAGGTTGAATACGAAATGACCGCAGCGATGCTATTGCGGGCTATCTGCGAATTTCTGCGCAGACTGCTGGCGGAATACGCGGCCGCTAAAGGATATGACGGGCGATTTACACCGCCACGGGTGTTTGAGTGGTATCTGCCGTTCAAAAACCCGAAGGCTCCGGAGAAGATCGATTTTCCCTACGTCGTCGCCCGCATCGTGAACGGAGAAGATTCGCAAGACCTCAATATCGGATCGACCGTTCAGGTGAAGTTGAGCTTCGGGGTGTATGACGAGGGTGAGCGGGTCGATGGCTTTCTGCAGCCGAGCGGGGCATACGACCTCATGAACCTGATGGAACACGTTCGGATTGGACTGTTGCGACAGCGAATTATCGACAATCGGTTTTGGATTGAAACGCCGTACAAATGGTCCATTCCGGAGGAGCAGCCATACCCGCTGTGGGTTGGCGAAGCTACGACGATCTGGAAGGTACAAAGTGTCACTGAGCAACAGACTGGAGGTGTGATCCATGGGTTCCCGTGGGAATGACAAAAGGCGGGCCAGAGACAAGCCGGCCGGGCCGATTGTCTACATCGGTCCGAACCTGGAACGCGGCCTGCTACGGCAGTACACCGTCTTTCGTGACGGCATACCGAAGCATCTGGAACCGCTGATCGAATCGCGGCCGGAGATCTCACATCTGCTGGTGCCGGCTGCCGACCTGTCGGTAGCCATTCAGCGTGCAGGAACGGCAGGCACCATTGAATATCGGGCCTTCTCGGCCCTCAAAGGAGGAGCGAAATCCTGATGGCATACAAACACGGAGTATATGCGACCGAAGTACCGACGGCCGTTACGCCGCCCGTATCCGTAGGCAGTGTGCCGGTCGTAATCGGATCAGCACCGGTAAACCTGTCCAAACGGTCGTCCGTACCGGTGAACGAGCCGGTTCTGTGCTACACCTACGCGGAAGCGGTCGAGGCGTTCGGATACAGCGACGATTGGAGATTCACCTTGTGCGAAGCCATCTATTCGCATTTTGTGCTCTACAAGATGGCTCCGATCGTGCTGATCAATGTCCTGGATCCAGCCAAACACAAGACGGCTGTGACTGATGAGTCGGTCACGATCGAAAACGGCCTGGCCATGATCAAGGCGCAAGGTGTGCTCGCGGAGTCGGTGTCGGTTAAATCGGAAGATGGCGCCACGACATATGTCCAGGGCACGGACTATGAGCTCGACTTCGACGGAGACGGCCAGCTGGTCGTGCAGCGACTTGCAAGCGGGTCGATCCCTGCGGCCGCCACGCTGAAGATCAGCTATGACAAACTGGATCCGGATGCCATCAGCGCGAATGACATCATCGGCGGCATCGATGGAGACGGCCATCCGACAGGGCTCGAACTGATCGATCAGGTGTTCCCGCGCTTCCGGCTGGTTCCGGGCCTGATCCTTGCGCCGGGATATTCGCACGAGCCGGCGGTCGCTGCCGTCATGACGGCGAAAGCCGGCGCAGTCAACGGGTTGTTCAAGGCGATTGCGCTGACCGACCTTCCGGCGAACAAATCCTATACGGATATTGCGACGTGGAAAGACTCGAACGGCTTCACGTCGCCGAGGCAGATCAACGGTTACCCGAAAGTCAAGCTGGGCGACAAGACGTTCCATATGTCGACGCAACTGGCCGGCGTGATCTGCGCCACGGATGCCGCATATGACGGCCTGCCGTATGTGTCGCCTTCGAACCAGTCGATGCAGGCCGATTCGGCCGTCCTGGAAGATGGGTCACCACTGTTCCTCGGACCGGACCAGGCGGCATATCTCAACGGCGAGGGAATCGTGACGGCGCTGAATTTCGTTGGCGGTTGGAAAGCATGGGGGAACCGGACGGGCGCGTATCCGTCGAACACGGATCCGAAAGACAGTTTCATTCCGGTCCGCCGCATGATGGACTGGATCTCGAATACGGTGATCCTTTCCTATTGGCAGCGGCTCGACGGTCCGATCACACGCCGGCTGACCGAGGCTGTGACTGATTCAATCAACTTGTGGCTGAACGGGTTGGTCGCAGCCGGCGCGCTGCTCGGCGGCCGCGTCGAATTCCGCGCTGACGAGAACCCCGACACTGACTTGATGGACGGCATCGTCCGGTTCCATGTCTATGTCACGCCGCCGTCGCCGGCCCGGGAAATCGACTTCATCGTCGAGTACGATACGTCGTATCTCGGCAACCTGGCGCAGTAACGAGAGGAGGATAAACGGTGAGGCAGATTCCTGAAAAACTGATTAACTTCTCCGTCTACCGGGATGGCACCGAGTTTCTCGGCGTATCGGACGTCACGCTTCCGAACTTCGAAGCGATGACGCAGACAATCAGCGGTGCCGGAATCGCCGGCGAAATCGACAGCCCGACGATCGGCCATTTCGGCTCGATGACGGTCACGCTGAACTGGAGATCCGTCGAGCGCAGCACCGTGCGTCTGCTGCAGCAGCGCTCGCATGCTCTCGATTTCCGCGGGGCTGTCCAGGTGTATGACAGTGCTGCCGGAACCTACCGGAGCGTCGGCCTGAAAGTCAGCGTTCGGGCGATGCCGAAATCGGGATCGCTCGGCAACTTCCAGCCGGCGAATCCGATGGAAGCCTCGAATGAACTCGAGGTGACCTATATCCGGATCGTGCAGGATGGGGTCGAGCTGTTGGAGTTGGACAAGTTCAATTTCATCTTCCGGGTCGACGGTGTGGACGCGCTGGCTGATGTGCGGGCTCAACTTGGTTTGTGAGGAGATGGGAGATGACCACGATCAAGTTGTACAAGCCGATCGATTTTGAGGGCGAGCGGGTAACGAAAATTGATCTGGATCTGGAGGGCCTGACCGGATATGACCTGATTTCGGTTGAGCGCGAGGCGTCTCCTGAGCTCAAAGTAAACATGGCGAAGGAATTGACAAAGGAATATCAAGTTCTTGTTGCTGCGCGCGCCTCGAAGAAGCCGAAGGAACTGTTTCTGAAACTGCATGCGAAGGACTTCACGCGTGTCACGCTCACGGTTCAGAATTTTTTTCTCGCATCGGAATCGGCGGCGGCAAGCGAAGTGCAGGAAAACAGTTGATGTATGCCGCAATCTACCTGGCTGAACGCACGTATACACCGATTCCTTACTGGATCGGACTCCCGTTGAGGGAGTTCTTTTTGTGGTTTGAAACTGTGATTGAACGGGAGGAGAATGGTCGTGTCTAAACAATACGAAGTACGATTTATGCTCGGTGCGGAAATCGATCCTTCTTTCTCCCGTTCATTCACGACCGCGCATGGTGAAGTAGCCGAACTGCTTAATCAGATCAAGGAACTGCATAAAAGCCGCGGACCGGCCAACACGACAAAGCCAGTCCGCTCGGATTTGCAGCAAACGCAACAGGAATTTCGCAGGACCGAACTTGCTGCGAATAGTCTCGTAACCCTGCTTAAGCGTGCGGCAGCGACGGTTGGCGGTATATTTGCCTTCCGCAAAATGTTCGGGCTTGCCAAAGATTGGGTGACGACTTTTGGCGAGTTTGAACAGGGGCTCGCGAACGTGCGGGCAGTGTCCGGTGCAACGGCCGAGGAAATGGAGGCGCTGGCCAAAGCGGCGAAAGACCTCGGCGCGACCACGGCGTGGACTACGAAAGAGGTCACGGACGCGCAAACGCTGCTCGCGCAGGCCGGCTACAACGTCGAGGAGACAATTGCCGCCCTTCCCGGCCTGCTGAATGCCGCGAGCGCCGACCAGATTGATCTTGCCACTGCGACGGATATCATAACCGGTACGCTCAAGGCGTTCGGCATGCAGGCCGCGGAGTCCAGCCGCGCGGCAGACGTGCTGGCTTATGCCGCGGCCGCTACCAACACCAACATCCTGAGCATGGGGGAGGCCATGAAGTATGTCGCCCCCGTTGCGAATGCTCTGGGATATGACATCGAGCAGACATCTGCGGCCATTGGCATTCTGTCGGATGCGAACATTAAGGGCAGCCAGGCCGGGACCGTGCTGCGCGGCGCTCTCTCGCGACTGGCCAAACCCACGAAGGCCGTACAGAAGGTCATGGACAAGCTCGGGTTCAGCGCCTTCGACGCCCAGGGAAAAATGCTTCCGCTGGATGAGATCATCCGGAGGTTGAACCAGAGCACCGAGAAATTGACGGATAAGGAACGGGCAGCAGCCATCACGACCATTTTCGGTCAGGAAGCAATGAGCGGTGTCCTTGCCCTCATGGAGCAGGGACCAGATAGAATGCGCCAGCTGACCAACGAACTCTACAACTCCGCCGGCGCCGCGAAGCAAATGGCGGATACGCGTCTTGACTCGCTTCCCGGGGCATTCACCTTGCTCAAATCCGCTGTGGAGGCGGCGAAAATCAGCGTCGGCAGCAAACTCGCGCCGGAAATTCGCCGGCTCGTGGATATGGCGACGGAACGCATACCGGAAATGGTGAAGCGTTTCGAGCAAACCTTCGATGCCATGGTTCAGACGCCGGAATGGAGGACCGGAGATATCCTTGACAAGCTGAGAATCTCCTGGAATCGTCTCATCGCCGAACCGTTCCATGAATGGTGGGTGGCTGAAGGCCGCGACTTTGTCGGCCGCATAGGGGATGAAATCGGATCGCTGCTCGGAAAGGCGATTTCAGCGACCGTGCACAAGGCATTCAGCTTCGATGGTTTCGGCAGCCTTCTGGCGGCAGGCGCACTGGCGATCCCAGGCGCGAAAATCGGAAGAGGTGCCGTTTCTACCGTCAAAATGTTGAAGAGCCTCAGATCGGCCGGCAGAGAAGCGGAAAAGGGCGTGGGCGGAGCAACATCGACGATCGGTTTGCTTGCGAGAGGTCTGGGGATGCTGAGCAATCCGATTGGGATGGCCATTGCTGGAATCGGTGTATTGACCACGGGTGTCCTCGCATTCCGGAAAGCGCAGGAAGACGCGCGTCGTGAACTGCTGAATATGGACGATACACTCCGGTCGGCATTCCGAGATTATAGCAGTATCGAGGAGCACTATCAGCGGACAAACGATTTGATCGCGGAATACGACGAACTCAAGAGAATTATCTCGGACTCGAAAACGCCGGCCGAGGAGCTTGCTGCAGCTCGCGAGCGACTGCATGAAGTTGAACAGGAACTGATCGCACTGAATCCGGACATTCTGCGGGCTGAGGATGCGAAGAGTGAAAGCTTCCGAGAGCAGTTGGATCTTGTCCAACGTCTGAATGAAACGCAGCGAGAGATGGCGCGTCGCGAGCTCGAGAAGACCGTGATCGAGAGTCTGCACAATCTCCCTTCGCTCGAGCAGGAGTACGCCAAACTGACCGAAAATCTCGCCAAATATGATAAGGCGTACAATCAAGCTCGCGAAGCGTATGTCCAGTACCGGGAATTCGTCGAACAGCACCAGAAAATCGTGAATGACAGCTCTTTGAGTTATGATGAACAAGTTCAAAAATTGCGCGAGTTGTCGGATCACATTCGGGAGCTCACCGGCCGAGACTACGGCGGAAACTGGGCAAATATGCTCCATGACATGCAGCAATATTATGAGTCGTTCGAGAAGAACTACGAGAAATGGGTACAAACGCAGCATGACCTGCAATCGGTGGAGCAGAGCTTCCAGGCGCTGTATGATGCCCAACGGAAACTGATTGAGCTTGACCTTGGCGGAAATATCGAGGAACAAGCCAAAAAATACAAAGAGTTGACCGAATCCGAAAAACGTCGGTTCGACGAAGCGCTCGCCAAGATCGATGAACTCAACCATAAGCTGGAACACTTGCCGTCCTCGAAGAAAATCAGCGTCGAGGTCCTTTACGATCAGTCCCGCGGCATTGTCGGGGTTCCGGATATAATTCGGCAGCGGTACAATCTCCCATCGTTCAGCTCAATGCGCCAGTATGCGGAGGGTGGTATTGCGACCCGGCCTTCGATATTTGGCGAAGCTGGACCGGAGATCGCGATACCATTGAGGGACACCCCGCGGTCGCGGCAACTGCTCGACCTGGCGGACCGGCTGATCGGTGGCGACCGTGATCGTCCGGTCATTCAAGCTACATTTTCACCGAATATCACTGTATCTGGCGGAGATCCTGGCGTTGAGTCTCGTGTTCGTGAGGCTGTGCGTATGTCCTATGAAGATTTCCGGGCCTTCATGGAACGTTTCATCCGGGAGGAAAGGAGGCTGAGCTTCGGTGGCTGAGTACACGACAATCCAAGGCGATACCTGGGACAGCATCGCCCATAAACTGTATGGTTCTTCGTTACAGTTAGTTCGACTCATGGAAGCGAACCCTGAGCATATGCGGACCGTGATTTTCGGCGCCGGCGTCGTGCTTCAGGTGCCGGAGCTGCAGGATCATCCGGCCTCCGAACTTCCGCCGTGGAGGAGGATGTCGTGATGCCGAGGCAGGCAAGCGTGAATCTGATTTATGAGGGCGCGGATATCTCACGGGATATTGCGCCCTTTCTGGTTTCGCTGTCGTACACGGATTCCGGGAACGGTAGGGCGGACAATCTGCAGATCACGTTGGCCGATCCGGACGGACGATGGCGGAGCAGCTGGATGCCGCGGCGAGGTGACCGGGTTCAAGCATCGATCTTGTTGAAAAACTGGTATTTCGAAGGCGCCGATCGTCGTCTGGTTTGTGGAATTTTTGATGTGGATTCGATCAGCTACTCTGGACCGCCAGACGAAATCACGATTCAGGCGGTGTCGTATCCCGGAAATTCGGCGCTGAAGAACGAAAAGCGTACACGGTCCTGGGAGAATGTGACCCTCCGCCAGATTGCGAATCAGATTGCGAAAGCGGCCGGATTGAAACTGCTCTACGAGATGCCGGAAGTTACCTACGATCGGATCAGCCAGTCGGAAGAGACGGATCTTGCATTTTTGAGCGAGCAGGTGGAACGAGAAGGCGGAGCGCTGAAAATCACGAACGACACCATCGTTCTGTTCGATGAAAAGAAGTACGAGGTACAAAAGCCGGTCCGGAAAATCGTACGCGGCAAAAGCGACATCCTCAGCTATTCGTTCGATGTACAGACAGTGGGCTCGTCATACGCGTCATGTGAGATTACCTACACGGATTCGAAAAAGAAGACGATCCGTGGGTCGTTCAAAATCCCCGGGGCCACTGGGCCGACGCTAAAGCTGAACGAGAGAGTGACCTCCGTGGCGGAAGCAAACCGAAAGGCGCGCGCCGCTCTGAGACAGGCGAACAAAGACGCTCAGCGCGCGACCCTGGAGCTGATGGGCGATTACATGCTGGTTCAGGGTGTAACGGTGGAGCTGTCCGGGTTTGGCGCGTTTGATGCTGTGTATATTGTGGAGGCGGCCCGCCATACGGTCGACCAATCCGGGTACCGTACGAGAATTGAATTGCGGAAGGTGCTGGGGTACTGATGGCGGGAAACATCCGAATTGGCATCGTGTCCAGCGTGGACATCGCGCGGATGGCGATCAGGGCGGTCATACCCGACCAGGACAACCTGGTCACAGATNGGCTGCCGATCGTTCAGCCTTTCAGCGGCATCGCTGGCTTGCCGAGCGTCGACGACATGGTGCTCTGCGCGTTCGTCGATTCCGGGCTTGAGAACGGTTTTTGCCTCGGAAAGGTGGGAAGTTCATGATCGGTACGTTCGGCGATCTCGTTTTCATCGCCTCGACGCAGCAGCTCAGGACTTTCCGGGATTTCCGGCGTTCCAGCTCCGCCCGGTGGGCGACGCATGAGGTGTATGGCCAGTATCCAAAATCGCAATTTCTCGGCCCTGGTCAAGACGAAATCAGCTTCTTCATGTACTTTGATGCTCGATTCGGCGTTCACCCTCGGAACGAAGTAGCTCGATTAACGAGAATGTGCAGGGAAGGGGTAGTCGCACCGCTCATCATCGGCGGCTTGCCCTTCGGCACGGGGAAATGGTACATCCAATCCGTTGACCAGACCTGGGATGTGTTCGACAATGCCGGCCGGCTGTTGGTCGCTGGGGCGGAGGTACAACTGAAAGAATATGCGTGAGGGGGCTTCTGGCCGTGGAATATACGGTGACAGGTGAATCGACGGCCGTCAATTTTGCGCCCAGCGTGCTGGATGAAATTGTCCAGAATCTCCGGACGATCATAACGACAGTTCAGGGCAGCGTGCCGCTCGACCGAGGATTCGGGGTGGACTATGCGGACC